GAAGAGATCATAGCCAGAACGACTTTGAACCCCACATCTTTCAAAAGCCTCTTCAATGATGTCGTCTATCGCAGGATCAAATTTTACTGTTCCTGATATCGCCATCCAATCTCCTTAACTATAATTAACTACTAAAAAGTCACAATTAGTTAAAACCGCATACATTCCCGTATCACAGCGAATGCCGGTTGGAGTTACATAATATGTAAAATCACTATTATCGGCGGTGCCCCATTGAGCTTCAAATACTATCTTGGCCGCTGTCGCTGCGCCTGATGTGTCATAAATTTTAACATTGCCTGCTGCAGCATCACTTTGAGCTTGAATTCCATAAATTCTTGCTCGAGTAATATCAACCAATGAACCACCTACATATTTTTGTAATTGTCCCGTTCCTGTTATCGCCACGGTCTGTTTTACATCTGTTGGACCCATTTTTATCTCCTTATTCGTGAGCTCCCGAAGGAGCTCACATTATTTTATTAGTCTAAGTTATTATTTTGTTGATACAAAACAGTAAATCGACACTCACCAGCATCTGTTGCTGCTGAGTTAGTAACATTAAGTCTTACATCACTTGTTCCAGTGTCTTCCCAAGCTAGTGTTCCACCAGCTTCAGTAGTTGGACGTTTAAGTCCCACAGTTGTTCCAATAGCGAACGTATTAACAAATGTAGTGGCTGCTCCACCAACTTTGCCAATGCTAATATTAGTAGCATCAGATGATGCTGCTATACTATCAAAAACAATATCTATTAACTGTGAATTTGCTGGAATGATAACATCAGTTGCTTCCGCTGCGATCGCTCCGCCTGTTAGGTCAATAGCATGTGTTTGTGCCATTACAACTTGGCCGGTATTTTTCATATCCGTTCCAACTGTAGTACCAGTCGTATTTTTAATCGTTCCCGCTTTTATTGGGCCCGAAAATGTAGTTGTTGCCATGATTATAATCCTCCTAATTTATAAGATCTAGTCTCTAGGCCGTCGACTATACGCGTCTAGATCTAATTAATAATTGTATAGTAATTAATCTATAGCGCACATTTACGTTGAGTGCAAGGTATCCTGTAGTGAAAAGTTGATTTTGGTGATAGCGCTTAAGTGGCTATCGAAACTTCGGCCCTGGCTTCGTTTACTTTGGCTTGAAGCGTTTGTTCTTCAAACTCTTTGGCAATGATCTCTTTAACAAGTTCCTGAATTTTTTTATCGATATGCCCCATGTGTAAAGTATATCTACCTTCCTTCAGGTGCTCCTGCTGCCACTCTAACTCCAAGGACCTCTTTTGTGTATATAGGTCTTCGGTCATTATTAACCTCCTCATAGGTTATCCATTTACCACGTTTAGTAGTAAATCCATCAGACTCGAACTTTACCTCATTTTTTCCTAGTTTGTCAAGGATAGAGTTTTCAATACCTATAGGTGTATCTTCAGACTTAACTATAAAGTCCGCATAATAGCCATGATATCGAATCTGTACTCGGAAGTGTTTCATATTTCTCACCTTAAAAAGCAAATGAGGCGGTTTTGAGGCCGCCTCATTTAAATTGTTTACTGATTACGCACCAGCGGATCCGTAGATACCACGCCAGTCAGATGCGCCAAAGACGTATCTTGTTCTAGCTTTATATCTTACATTGCCAGTATCGAAATCACCTTCCATTGAAGTTTTCAACGGTGCTCTATCGAAGTGTTTAAGTCCGTTAGGCACGTCTGTGATAAGGAACCACGCATCAGTATCAGTTAAGTAATTGTTCACATGATATCCTTCAGGAACAACTCCTAATGATTTAACGGGGTTGATGTCATTATCAGCAGTACCAATTCTACCTTGAGATTTCATCAATCTCTCAGCAGCAAATTGTACGTTTACAGGGATAATTAATTTCCTTGCAGTCGCAGCAATTTTCAGACCACGTTCATCTTTGAAATTAGCAATATCTATAATTGCTGTTTCAAGTGATGTTTCGTTAAGATCTGAGGCAGTTGAAATCACGTTTCTTTGGTCACCAGAAAGTGTTGGGTGATTAGTCGTAATAAGAACTTTACCGTCACCATAAGTTGGGTTGGTAGCGGAATAAAATCCATTATTAAGAACTTTAGCACCTTTTACATTCTTAGTAGTTGCCATAGAACGTGCCAAAGCTTTTGTGTATCTAGAAGCTAGTCTATCGTAGAGGTTATCTTCGATAGCTTCTTCCGTGATTGCGAAAGCTAATGCTATTGTTTCCATCGTATAACGTGCAGTGTAAGTTTCCTGAGCTTCGTCGTAGCTTACGCCTTGACCTTCAGGTTTTACAGCCGCATCGCCAAATCCGGACAGCATTACTTCCTCTTCAAAAGCTCTGTCAGAAGATTCTGTTACAAAAATCTCCTTCGTTTGGTCGGCGTATTGTTTATATTCAAGCCCGAATAGTGCATTCAGGCCTGGCTCTAGTTCTTTAACTAGTTGTGCTCTTGATATTGCCATAGTCTATATGCTCCTATTACGCTGTTTTAACTACTCTAGCATAGTAAATACTTTCGTTAAGTCTTACTATCCAGTTAGCATTTGCAGCACTTGTATCGTTGTTAGATGGATCTTCTGTTAAACGAATCAATCTAAAAGTAGCAGTGTTACTTATTGAAGTACCACTAATTTCCTCTTTAGAATGTCCATTTATAGTTGAACCAGCCACATACGTTCCCATGTCAACAAGATTTCCCATATCAGATTGAGTTAAAGTACCCGAACTCTGAACTTCGAAAAGTTGTTGAGGGTTATCATAAACAAACGCGTCTATTTTGCCTTGGGTAATGTTAATTGACCCAGGGTAATAGTTCTTCCATGTCGGTTTCTGAGTTGTTGGGTCGTTGTAGAAACAGCCATTGAATACACCAACGTTATTTGGTTCATTTACTGCGGACGGTGCAATGTATCCAGCAACCGAAGCTCCTGCATTAGCATCATTACCGCCATCTCCTGTAAAGACCAAATCTCCTTGGTACGTTGCTCCAGTATAATTGTCCTGGATTTCGTACTTCGAAGTACCTTGTGTTTCATAGCTAGATCCCATACCACCTACAGCCCGAAAGCCGAATGGAGCATCTTGATTTGCCATGTTTGTTCTCCTAATGTCTAAAACTAATTAAAGTTTTAAACGGTTAAATAAAATCGATGATAGGGAATTGGTTGTTATCCCGAGAAAGATTAATCTTTCTTTGTACCACCGAATTGTACGCGAGATGACCTCTCCTGTTGGATAGGCATACTCTTATGTTGTTCCCTTTTAAGATCGCGTTCTAAAGCCTCGTTCTTCTCTTTTGTTTGTTGAGCAAAATACTCATTGCGAGAATCTACGATCTCTTCCGGCACCCTAGACAACACTAGGCCACCATGGCCGATGATACCTGCATATTTTCCTTCTTTATAGGAAGGAAACTGACCATCCGGATATTCATCAGCTCTCACTAATTCATATCCTTCTCTAAGTCGACCTTGAATGTTTTTTGTATCATCCAAGCCCATTGACTCAGCTCTTAGCCATCTATGCTTAAAGCCTTTTGGGGCTTCAGGTGCATCTAACGATGATGATGGAGTCCAGACCTTAGGTCTTTCAGTTTTAGATCTTGTCTGACTCGCGCGAGGGGTTTTATTGGTTTGTTTTTCCATATGCTTAAGCCTCCTTCACGATTAATTGTTTTGCATACTCTTCGAGTGGCACGCCTAACTTTCGTGCAATCTGCACTTGTGAAGACGTGAGTTTCACTTGTTTGCGACCAGTTTTCACACTTCGTCTTACGGAAGCAACCGTCTGAGCGGGTTTGGTCGTAGTAGTTTCACTTTTACCAAATTTATGCGGAAAGTCAACCTTAATTCTTTTGTCAATTTCTGCATAGTATTCATTGGATTTAGGATCAAAACCCTCTTTCTCAACTAAATCTTTATGAATCTCGAACGCGGTAAATGTCATAGCTCGATCTTGACCGAACCATGAGTTCTTGGTTGCCCAATCTTCAGCTTTTTCATCCACTTGTGGAAGGGTCGGCGTTTGTGCCGGCGTTCCGGGTTGATAGGCTGGAGTCTTGGGTTCTTCTTTTTCGTAGGATTCCCTTCGTGTTTTTTCAGAATCAATGGTCCTAGCATCACTCGTTAAAGCACTTAACTCCGTTTGTGCCTCTACTTGTTTTGCCGTATCGCCAGACTCAATCGCTGCAGCTAATTTTCCTTTAACGGCATCTAATTGGCTCTTGATCCTTGCTTCTGAATCTTTCAGATACGTGGAATCTAATTTTGAATATTTAGCTTCCCATGCTTTTCGTTTCTCTTCTACGCTCTGAGCGTAATGAACCGCCGCATCTTTTTGACGTTCTGCTTCTCTCCATTTTCTTGTAAGTTTAGCAATCCGTTTCTGGACCCCTTCACTATACTCTTCTAGTTTTTCGTCTTGTTTTTTTTCAGGTTTGCTATCCTGAACATCAGACTGCTCAGTAGATTCCGCAGGTGCGTCATCGGACTTAACAGGCTCTTCACTAGGTTTTTCATCCTTTTCCTTTTCTGGTTCCGGAGCCGTTTCTGTTACGACTGCTTTGTCTTTTTCTTCTGGTAATTCAACCTCGGCACCCGGACCTGTTGTGTCGATGTCTACCATTTTCTTATCTTCTTCTGGCATAGTTCCTCCTATGGTTAATATTCATGCAAGAGATCCTCCGGATCCTTGATGGTTGCTAAAATCTCATCGTCATTTAGCATACGTACTTCTCCCCCTTCGATCTTGAACCGTGATCCCGCATAACGAGCAAAGATCACCCAATCTCCTTTCTTGCACCACGGACCACGGTGATAACGTTCTTTATCCGCATAACAATCCGGTCCTAATTGCAACACTAAACCGCAAACAGTCCCTAACTGTTGGCGTTCCAAAGCAGCTTCAGCAAGATGAATCCCGCCTTTTGTTTTGGTTTTAGGTTGAAAGGGTAAAACTAATATTCTCCATCCCGTTGGGTTTGGAAGCTTATTAGCTTCAGGTGGTTTATTTCGGTTAGCTTCTGCTTCTTCAGCAGCTTTTTTTAATTCGGGTTCTAAAGCGAGTTTAAGTTTTGGGACTTCTTGGGTCTTTGTCGATTCTGATAACGTTTCCTTCATCTTCATAATGCTCCTTTTTATTTAGCAGGTTGGATATTTCCTGAAGCACTGATTCCAGTGCAGCAATTTGTCCAGTAATATATTTATATTTATCAAAATTGTCAATAGCTCCAGACGTAACACCTAAAGACAACGCAGCAAGTTTCCTTTTGATCTCTCGCTGGAGAGTTAATACAAAATCAAATTCAGCCATTATTTCTTTTTCTTTTTTTTCTTCTTCTTTTTCCCTACAGGTTTACTTCCATAGGTATCGGTCCAATCACGGGCAATCTTGGGGTGATTCTTCCATAAATACTTTCTTTGTTTTTCTGATTTAAAAGGCATTATTTCTTCCTGAATCTTCTCATTTTTAATTTCTTTAAATATTCTTTAGTTAATTTTCGACCTAATGTCGGTTTTACTTTACTGATTGGTTTAATCGGTTTTTTCATTTCTTGCCACCATTCCTGAAGATCTGAGTTCCCTTAATCCCAAATACGCTGGCTACCACCAAAATCCAAAGATTTGTAAACCATTTTGGCAAATTCGAGAAATACTCAAAAAAGACATCTATCTTCTCCATCGCCGCCGGATCCTCTGTCCACACCGACCAGGCGAGCACAATTATCGGGAGCGTAAGTATCGCCAAAACGATTTCGTCCTTGTAGTCGTTTTGCCGAGCTTCTAAAAGTTTGCCCTGGTAAGTTTCCTCACCTCGGGCCATTTTTTCTGCATGCATAAGCCGTGCATCAGACATAGCCATTTTAGTTCTTTGTCTATTTGCATAAAGCTTACTTCCAGCTTGTAATGCTATCTTTGCTAATCCAAACCAAGCCATCTTATGTCCAAGTTACGTCTTTTTGTGGTCTAGCGGCTCTTGTGCCTTTAACAGGATTTGTATCTTTTTTATCCTTACTAACTACAACAGGTTTGTTATTTCGATTTGCATCCGGTGTAGTAACCATTTTTGATTTACCCAATGGTGCATATCCTAGTCCTTTTGTCATTAAGTGCTCCTTCCATTTGTTTTTGGTTTCATTTTTGCAAGTTTAAGACGATTTTCATTCGCCATTTCTT